CGAGATACCATACAAAATAGTTTGTAAGTACAAAGACAATGAAATTTCACCAGTAGTTTATCCTTCAATTGTGGCCAAGATCGGCAGATACTACAACGACGCATACATTCTGGTAGAGATCAACGACAACGGTCAGCAGATCTCAGACAGCCTATTCGACGACTTTGAATATGAAAACATTCTTTCTACTGCTGAGCAAAATAAAAAGATCACTCTAACTTGGGCAGGTGGCGGTAGGGCTGTTCGTGGAATCAGAACAACGAAGTCTACCAAGCGTCTAGGCTGTTCTTTGATGAAGAGTCTGATTGAGAGTTACAAGCTTATCGTAGAAGACTTTGACATTATCGCAGAACTGTCTACTTTTATAAATAAGAATAACAGTTATGAAGCTGATGTTGGATCACACGATGACCTAGTCATGTGTTTGGTTCTATTTTCGTGGATGACAAATCAACCCTTTTTCTCTGATCTCTGTAATACTAATATCAAAGATAAGTTGTACAGGGATCAAATGAGACTAATTGAAGAAGATATGTTACCATTACCATTGTCTGGTGATGAAATTCGTAATGAGATGTTGATTGAAGACGGTTCGGTATGGGAAATTGTAAATAACTAAATAGATTAACTTTTTAGAATCCTATAACAGGAGTATTCAAAATGGCATTTCAAGTTTCACCAGGCGTGGCTATATCAGAAATTGATCTGACAACAGTTATTCCAGCAGTGTCAACAGCAACTGGAGCACTAGCTGGCCAGTTCCAGTGGGGACCTGTAAACGAAATTCGTCAAATTACGAATGAGATTGAGTTGGTTGACCAATACGGCAAACCAGACGCAAATACGTTCGACGATTTCTTCACTGCAGCTAACTTCTTGTCGTATTCTGGCGACATTCGTATAGTTAGAGCAGCAAATACAGTAAGCGGAAACACAGCGTTCTCGTCTAATACTGGAAACACAACTCTAGCTGCAGCAAAAAACACGTTCATTAAGAACGATGATGATTATCTGAACAATTATTATTCAGGCACATCGCTAACATCTTTTGCGGCACGCAGCGGCGGAGAACTCGGAAGCTCTCTGAAGGTTTCTTTGTGGGCCAATACTCCTGCTGCTAATTTTAGCAACTGGGCATATTCGTCTTACTTTGATAAAGCTCCAGGTACGTCAAATTACATTGCTACTAACTTTTCTTCAACAGCCAACGATCAAATGTATCTGGTTGTTCTGGACGAAGATGGTAAGATAACTGGCACTGCAAACACTCTCCTAGAGAAGTATGACAATTTGTCTAAGGCTCCAAACGCCAAAGACGAAAACGGCGAGTCGATCTACTACAAGGACGTACTGTTCCGCAAGTCCAAGTATGTATTCTGGTCTGGTCATCCAAACACAGCTCCTGCAACAGGAACGTCGTGGGGAACGGACGCATCTTCTGGAATGACACCATACGCTGACCTAGCAACAACTAGATCAGAATATTCGTTGTCATATGGATCTACAGCTGCAGTTACCAGTGCTGATTTGATTGCGGCATATGATCTGCTGAAGAATTCAGAACTAGTGGATATTTCTCTAGTAATGACTTCGGATCACCCAGCTGCAGTCAAGCTTGATGTAATCAATAACCTGGCTGGCGTCAGAAAAGATTGCGTAGCATTCGTATCGCCATCGAGTTCGTTTATTACTTCGGCGACTCCAACCTCAGATATCATCACCTATCGTAAGAATTCGCTAAACAACGTGACTTCTTCTTATGCGGTTATGGATGGTAACTGGAAGTATCAATACGACAAGTACAACGACGTGTATCGTTGGGTCCCACTAAATGGCGATATCGCTGGTCTATGCGCTCGTACAGATGCTGACAGAGATCCTTGGTTCTCGCCTGCAGGTGTGACGAGAGGTCAAATCAAGAATGTCGTTAAGTTTGCCTATGTTCCAACAAAGGCTAATCGTGACGAACTCTACAAGAATGACATCAATCCTGTAGTCTCCTTCCCAGGAGAAGGAAATATGCTGTTCGGCGATAAGACAATGCTTGGCCGCCCATCAGCGTTCGACAGAATTAATGTTCGTCGTCTGTTTATTGTCCTAGAAAAGGCCATTTCAAAGGCATCGCGTTCTAGCCTGTTCGAGTTTAACGACGAGTTTACTCGCGCTCAATTCGTAAATCTAGTTGAACCTTTCCTAAGAACTGTTCAAGGTCGTCGTGGTATCTATGACTATCGTGTTGTTTGCGACACTACAAATAATACGCCAGAAGTTATCGACAGAAATGAGTTTGTTGGTGATATCTACATTAAGCCAGCAAAGAGCATCAATTACATCCAGTTGAATTTTGTTGCTGTTAGAACTGGTGTTGCCTTCGAAGAAGTCGTTGGTAAGTTCTGATAAATACAAATAAGGTAAAGGAGTAACGGAAATGGCATTTAATGTCGATGAATTTAGAACAAATCTTGCCTTTGATGGCGCACGACCAAATCTATTTGAAGTCAACCTGACGTTCCCAGGGTTTGTTGCCCTGGGAGCATTGGCTGGCAGTCAAGCTAGATTCAAGGTAAAGACCGCTCAATTGCCTGGTTCAACAATCGGTACAGTTGAAGTACCATACTTTGGCAGACAGATCAAAGTCGCTGGTAACAGAACGTTCGCTGAGTGGAGCGTAACTATACTGAACGATGAGGATTTCGTACTGCGTAATGCGTTTGAAGCATGGCATCGTGGTATTAACGAAAATACTCAGAACCTTCGCAACTCTGCAGCTGTTAACACCAACTTCGGTGGATATGGTGCAGATGCTCAGGTTTGGCAGTATGGTAAGAGTGGATCGCTATTGAAGGAATATCTGTTTGTTGGTCTATGGCCATCAGATATTGCAGCGATTGACCTAGACTGGGGTTCGAATGACACTATTGAAGAATATTCAGTAACATTCACCTACCAGTACTGGGAATCAGTTGACACAGCAGCAGCTGCACCTTAATTAATTGGTATGGAGGGAGGATAAAACCTCCCTCCTTTTGATATGGAGTTCGCATGGCAATAAATCTATTCGGTTTCGAGATCGTACGCAAACAGACTGAGATTCAAGAGTCTCCGTCTATTGCTCCACCACAGACTGATGATGGTGCCTATACCATCAATTCAAGTAGTCTAGGTGGATATTATGGCACATATCTCAACCTAGAAACTGCATTCAAGAACGAGAACGAGCTAATCTCTCGTTATCGCACTATGGCAATGCAACCAGAAATTGAGCAGGCTGTTGACGAAATTGTCAACGAAGCCATTGTGCACGATGAGAACGGTAAGTCTGTTGAGATTGTTCTTGATGAACTAGAACAGCCAGATAATATTAAAGAAATGATCCGCGAAGAATTTAAGAACGTTCTTCGTATGTTAGATTTCTCTAACTCAGGAGCTGATATCTTTAGACGCTGGTATGTTGATGGTCGTATATTCTATCAAGTTCAGATTGACGAACAAAATCCTCGTGGTGGTATTACAGGTCTAGTCTATCTAGATCCTCGTAAGACTCGCAAGGTTCGTACAGTACAAAAGCAAAAAGACCCACGTACTGGTATAGAAATGGTTACGGGCACTCAAGAATTCTACATCTACAACGATAAGGCTCTTTCGGCTGGTGGGACTATGGTTATGTCCAGCCCAGTTGATGCAGCTGTTAAGATCGCTGAAGATGCTGTGGTTAACATTAATTCTGGTCTGATGGATGTGTCCAGAAATATGGTATTGTCTTATCTACATAAGGCAATCAAGCCGCTCAACCAGCTGCGTATGATTGAAGACGCAGTTGTTATCTATCGTTTGTCTAGAGCGCCAGAGCGTCGTGTGTTCTACATCGACGTTGGTAATCTGCCAAAGCTGAAGGCGGATCAATATCTACGTGATATTATGACCAAGTTCCGCAATAAGATTACATACGATTCAGGAACTGGTGAGGTTCGAGACGATCGTCGCTTTATGAGCATGATCGAAGACTTCTGGATTCCACGTCGTGGCGAAGGTAAGTCTACAGAGATCACCACTCTACCAGCTGGTCAGAATCTAGGCGAACTGACAGACGTCAAGTATTTTGAGCAGAAGCTGTATAAGTCGCTCAACGTTCCTATTTCAAGATTAGAACCACAGCAGGGATTTAGCCTTGGTCGTTCTAACGAGATCACCAGAGACGAACTCAAGTTTAGCAAATTTACAGAAAGACTTCGCAACAAGTTTAGTGGACTGTTTGATGAACTGATGAAGCGTCAGCTGTCACTCAAGGGTATTGCTTCTATTGATGAGTGGGATGAACTCAAAGAGTACATTCACTATGACTTCCTAGAAGACAATAACTTCGCTGAGTTGAAAGACGCCGAGTTGATGACTTCTCGCGTCACTCTGTTGAATAGCCTTGTTCCTTATATCGGTCAGTACTATTCGATGAACTGGGTTCGCAAGAATGTTCTTCATCTCACCGAAGATGAAATTAAGACTATGCAGAAAGAAATTAATTCAGAGCAAGATCAGATGATGAGAATTGCGCAAGTTCAGATTGCGCAGTCTCAAGCTGGTATGGCTCAGCAACAAATGCAACAGCAACAACCACCTGTATAAATAAAAGAAGCGTTTAACGCACTCGGAGATTTAGATGTCAAAAGAATTAGTAGAATCAATTGTTGTTGACGATGCCGACGCAATCGTAGAGTCGTTCAACGCTGTTATGGCAGAAAAGATTGCAGATGCTCTAGAAGTTCGCAGAGTCGAACTTGCTTCTGGCATCATGGATGAAGCAGTTGTTGTACACGACAAAGATGGCAACCCAGTTGGCCGCTACAAAAATATAGAAACAGCCAAACTTCTGAAGCCTACTTCGGATGGATATAAGCATTCAGAAGATGATGGATTATCTAACAAGTACAGCGGGAAGTATCCTGGCGGCAAAAAGCAACGAGATGCAGATAAAAAGGCATTCATGGATCGTTTTGCCAAAGAAGAAGTCGAGCAGGTTGACGAAGTCAGCAAAAATCTACTTGGTCGTTATGGCAGCGCGGCAGTTCGTGCGCATTTAGCTGCTAAATCTTCAGGCAATACTGAAAAGGCTGATAAGAGAGCCGCTGGTATTAATTTAGCATCAGCCAAGTCATTTCCAGGTCAATACAAGAACTCACCTGATAAAGCTAAAGTTGCTGCGACCAACGAAGAAGCTGAGCAGATTGATGAAGTTCAAGCAATCTCCAAGGTGAACACTTCACTCAAGCGTTGGAACAAGTACCAAAAGAATGCTGCAACCAAAAAGCTTGGATACCCAACAGCCAAAATGGGCGCCAACGCTGCAGAAAGTGGAATGAATTCTCTGAAGAGAGGTCGTGAGATGCTCAGAAAAGAAGAGGCTGAGCAGATTGATGAAGATATGACCGACGCAGCCAAGCTATCTGCAATGGGAGAGAAGAACAAGGCTCCGATTCTTGCAGCTCTTGCTCGCTATAAGAAAGTTGGCGATATCAACAAGTTGTCTCCTGGTCACAGAACTCTAGTTTCTTCCTATCTGGAAAAGGCTGGTGGAATCGGTTCGCTGGGCAACTCAATTCAGCGTAAAGTACTGAAGCCACAATGAAGTTCAAGCATCTCAGAGAAAAGATATCTAGACTAGGAGATGAGGTTTACCCATCTCCTATGCTAGTGCTTCGAAGAAAGGGAATTCGAATTTTTCCTGATGGTAGCCATGTTGCATTGTACACGAACGATAAGTATAACCTAGTGTTTACAGTTCCATATGCTGGCCCAGGCATACCAACTAATGTCGGTCAGCCAATAGTAGGATCGCAAAATGCTTGATGTAGAACAAAGAATATCTGAAATACTCTCTGAGAAGCTAAATCTTCTCAAAGATTACATTATGGTCTCGGAAGCAAGAGTCAAGGTAATCAAGGCTCGCATTCGTGGTGGTAAGGTACAGCGTCGCAAAAAAGTATCCAATGTAAAGGGATACACTCTGCGCGGTGGCAAGCTAAAGCGTATGTCTTCTAAAGAGAGACTAGATCGTAAGATCGGCGCTCGTAAGGCAAAACTAAAGCGCAAAGCAACTGCAGCGCGTGCACTAATTAAGAGAAAGCGTTCTCTAGCCAAAAGAAAAGCAATGGGACTATAAGAGATGAAACTTATCAAAGAACACATCGAAGAAGTTAAGTACGTCACCGAAGAAAAGAATGGTGTGAAGAGCCTGTATATTACAGGTCCATTCCTAGTAGGTGAGTCAAAGAACCGCAATGGACGCATCTATCCTAAAGAAGTGCTCCAGAAAGAAGCTGCTAGATACAATGAAGAATATGTATCTAAGAACAGAGCATTCGGTGAACTAGGTCATCCTGATTCACCAAGCATCAACCTTGACCGCGTCAGTCACCTTATTACTTCTTTGAAGCAAGAAGGAAATATTTTCGTAGGTAAGGCCAAGATCCTCGAAACACCAATGGGCAAAATTGCCAAGTCCCTTATGGAAGGTGGCGCTACTCTAGGTGTATCGTCCAGAGGAATGGGTTCGCTAAAAGAAGTGAATGGCGTTAACATGGTACAGGACGATTATTATCTTGCTACAGCGGCAGATATCGTAGCAGATCCTTCGGCTCCAGGTGCATTTGTACAAGGCATCATGGAAGGCAAGGAATGGGTCTGGGATAACGGCATGATTAAGGAAATCAACATCGTTGAGATGTACGATGAAATTAAGAATGCCAAACAAAAGCAATTGGAAGAAGTTTCTCTCAGAATCTTTGAGAATTTCTTGTCAAAACTATAATTTGTATAAATAATATATCTCTCAAGGAGTTTTAACAAAATGAGTAATTCGTTACTAGAATCTGCCGCTGATATTCTAAACACAACAGTCGGCAAGGACAAAGAGCCAATGAAGAAGGGTCCTGCTAACCCAGTAGACCTTGGCGGTCAAACACCAACATCAGGCCCAGATGCAATTGGAAAGAAAGCTTCTGCTAGTGCATCTGAAGCACCAAAGCCAACTCCAAAGGGTGACGCAAAGTCAGCCAAGGTACAGGCTATGGAAGAAGTTCAGGAAGATGAAGAAATCATCTCCGAAGAAGAACTGACTGAAGAAGAAGTTGAAGAGTATCTAAATTCTCTATCAGAAGAAGAACTAGAGCAACTAGTTGCTGAAGTTGCTGAAGCTGAGAAACTAGATGAGCAAGGAATGACTGGTGTAAAGCTTCCTCTTGACAAGGGTGTTAAGGCTCCTCTTAAGAAAGGTGCTACTCTTGCAAATCCAAAGATGGCAGAAGAAACTGAACTGACCGACGAGCAAATCGTCGAGGCTCGTAAGGCTGCTGTTAAGGAAATGGTTGCTAAGAATATGTCTTCTTGCAAGGAAGATGTTGATGCACTATTCAACGGCGAAGCTCTTTCAGAAGAGTTCCGTAACAAGGCAACAACGATTTTCGAAGCAGCTGTTCGCGCTCGCGTCGAAGCCATTGCTAATAACATGGTCGAAGAGCATGAGAAGATTCTTGAGAATACAGTTGCTGAGATTCAAGAAGAACTGTCGGATCAGGTTGACGAGTATCTAAACTATGTCGTCGAGAACTGGATGGAAGAAAATGAACTAGCCATTGAAACTGGCATTCGTTCAGAAATTTCAGAAAGCTTCATGGATGGCCTGAAGAACCTGTTCGTTGAGCACTACATGGAAGTGCCAGAAGATAAGGCTGATCTAGTTGATGCAATGGCAGCAGAAGTTGCTGCAGCTGAACTAGCTCTAGAAGAACAAGCTGCCAAGTTGGCAGAAGTGACCAAGGCTCTAAACGAGTCCAAGGCAGTAGAAATTCTACGCAAGGCTTGCGAAGGTTTGACCGAAATGCAAGTTGCGAAGATTAAGGCACTCGCAGAGGGTGTTGAGTTCACCACAGAAGGTGAGTATACAGAGAAACTCGCAGTGATCCGCGAGAACTACTTCCCATCGGGTAAGACGTCAAAGGCAGCTGCTCCTCAAGTAGTTGTTGAGACAGAAGAATCGAAGGGATCGAATAGCGTTATGGACTACTACGTGAACGCAATCACCAAGCAATTACCAAAGTAATTTAATAAGGAAGGTAATCTAAATGTATCTATCAGAAACACATGCCCAAAAGTGGGCACCAGTTCTGGACCACCCAGAACTACCAAGAATCAACGATGCATATCGTCGTTCAGTAACTGCTCTGGTTCTTGAGAACCAAGAGAAGGCGCTGCGCGAAGAAGCAGCTGCTTATGGCAACCTGTGGGAAACATCGCCAGTTAACGCAGTTGGCGGTGGAATGTCGCCAGTTGTTGGCGGCGAAGCCAACATCAAGGGTTTTGACCCAATCCTAATCGGACTGGTTCGTCGCGCTCTACCAAACCTAATGGCATATGACGTTTGCGGCGTGCAGCCAATGACAGGCCCAACGGGACTGATCTTCGCAATGCGCTCGAAGTATGCTTCGTCGACTGCTCTAACAGATGAAGCTCTGTACAACGAAGCCAACACGGTATTCGCTGGTACGAACGGAAATGGTACAGTTGCTAATGCAATCAGCAGCCTGAGCCAGAACGTTGCTGCCATGGGAATGGCCAATACAGGAACTGGATTTGGCACATCTACTGCTGAAGATCTAGGTGGCGGAACAGCGTTCGGTCAAATGGGATTCAACATTGAGCGTGTATCGGTTGTTGCTAAGACTCGTGCTCTGAAGGCTGAGTATACGCTTGAACTGGCACAGGACCTGAAGGCAATTCATGGTCTAGACGCCGAAGCAGAACTGACGAATATTCTTTCGACAGAAATTCTTGCTGAAATCAATCGTGAAGTTGTTCGTACGATCTACGGTATCGCCAATGTTGGTTATACTGATGTATCGACAGCAGCGTTCAATTTGAACAGCAACACTGATACCTCTGGCCGCTGGGCGGTTGAGAAGTTCAAGGGTCTGCTATTCGCGATCGAGCGTGCTAGCAACAAGATCGCCAAGGACACCCGTCGCGGCAAGGGCAACATGCTGATCGTCTCGACAGACGTAGCATCGGCTCTGGCAATGACTGGTCTTCTGGACTACAACTCGGCTCTAACAAACAACACGAACCTGACTGTTGACGATACGGGCAATACCTTCGCTGGTACGCTGTTCGGACGCATCAAGGTCTATGTTGATCCATACTCGGTAACGGGTTCGGATTATGTTATTGTCGGCTATAAGGGTGCAACTCCTTATGACGCTGGTCTGTTCTATTGCCCATATGTTCCTCTACAGATGGTGCGTGCGATTAACCCAGACACCTTCCAGCCTAAGATTGGCTTCAAGACCCGTTATGGTCTAGTTGCTAACCCATTCGCTGGTGGTGCAAATACCGACGCTGGCGCTCTGCTAGACGGTAGAAATGTGTACTATCGCAAGTTCCGCGTCCTTAACCTAGTTGGTTAATTGATCGCTGAATAAAATAATAACTATAACAATAGTGTGAACTTGGGGGAGCTTCGGCTCCCCCATTTTTTACGACTATATACTTGTAAGAAGGAGACTCTACCATGACTGCGCTCTCAAGAAATCCAACAAATAAAGACTTGCTACAATCTACCAAGTTTAGATTGAGTTTTGATAGGCTCAAGGGTGCAACATATTTTTGTCAAACTGCAAACATCCCAGGCGTCAACTTGAATGAAGTTCCAAGAAATACGCCATTTGTTGATTTGTATGTTCCTGGTGAAAAGTTATACTATGACACGTTCAACATAACATTCCTCATCGACGAGGATCTGCAAGACTGGATTGAAATACATAACTGGATTCGGGCTATGACATTCCCAGTTGACTTCGACGAGTACAAAGACTTATCTAAGTTTTCTTCTAGAGTTTCCGCCAAGATACCACCCCAGTACACTGATGCGACTCTATCAATATTCACAAACAAAAATAACCCAAGCTATAGAATATTGTTCAAAGATCTGTTCCCAACTAGCTTATCTACTATTCAGTTCAGTACGATGGATAGTGCTGAGAACATCATCACTGCAGACGCTTCATTTAGGTTCTCGTATTACAATATACAAAAAGTTTGATTTTTGTTAAATTATACGGTATAATCCTATAACGTGTAACTGATGTGAGTATACTATGGCAATGCAAGCACCTTCTTTGGATTCCGTGATTGAGTCTTGGGCAGTTGATTCTAAGATCGACCAGACTGATCCTGGTACTGAAATTATTCGTATCCCAGTACTGCATAACAAGTACAACAAGTTCCTGACGCTGCATAATCTAGCGGCGAAGCGTGCGTCTATTGAACTGCAAAAGCTCAAGAAGATCAAGTGGGCATACTATACAGGCAAGATGGATGACGAAGAACTCAAGAAGCATGGCTGGGAACCGTTCCCGTTTGTGCTCAAGAGCGACATCACGACGTACCTTGACGGTGATATAGATATAACTAATCTACAACGAAAGAAAGCCTATCACGAAGAAGCCGCGAACTTTTGTTTGAATGTTATGAAAGAACTCAACAATCGTACTTGGCAACTGAAGGAGTTTATGGCTTGGGAACGATTCATAAATGGTCAACATTGAGCAACTAAACAATTCATACATTAAAGTTGATTGCGAACCATCTATAGCGCAGGAACTATCAGACTTCTTTACGTTTGAAGTTCCAGGCGCTCAGTTCTCTCCCCAGTATCGTAACAAATACTGGGATGGCAAAATAAGACTGTTCAACCTAAAGAATAATCAGATCTATGCAGGGTTGTACCGTCACGTTGAAGAATTCTGTAGACTCAACGATTATCCTTGTACTACTAATCTGATAGACTCTAAACTAGCAGATCCCAAGGTAGACTTTACCACTAAACTCAAGCTTCCCTTTGAACCCAGAGACTATCAGCTGCTGGGTTTTATGCACGCTCTATCTAAACAGCGTTGCGTTCTAATATCTCCTACTGCTTCTGGCAAGTCGCTCATGATCTACATGATCATGTCATGGCTACTTGCTAACGGTAAGAAGCGTGGACTACTCATAGTGCCTACTGTATCGCTCGTAGAGCAGATGACTGGAGACTTTAAGTCGTATGGCCTCAACACAGACAAGTATGTTCAAAAGATTTATGCTGGCTTCGACAAACAGCCTAACATGCCGATTACAATTTCAACATGGCAGTCAATCTACGAGATGCCGAAAAAGTATTTCTCGCAGTTTGATTTTGTAATTGGTGACGAGGCACATACGTTCAAAGCCAAGTCGCTGACTGACATTATGACGAAACTGGTCAACTGCGATTATCGTATAGGAACTACTGGTACGCTAGATGGCACGAAGGTGAACAAACTGGTGCTAGAAGGTTTGTTTGGTCCAGTGAAGAAAATCGTATCTACTAAAGAACTGATGGACCAGAAGCATCTTGCTGACTTCCAAATAAATGCGCTAGTCTTAAAGTATCCTCAAGAAGTCTGTAAAACAGTTAAGGGTATTTCGTACCAAGAGGAAATTGACTTCCTTGTGTCGAACGAAACAAGGAATAACTATATACGAGACCTGGCTATAGGGCTGACTGGCAATACGCTAATTCTTTACACGTATGTCGAAAAACACGGTAAGGTCTTGTTTGACATTATCGACAAAATACGGCATAATAGAAAAGTGTTCTTCGTATGTGGTGAGACTGACGTGTTAGATCGAGAGCAAGTTCGTCATATCACAGAAAAAGAAAACGATGCGATAATTGTTGCTTCCTACGGTACGTTCTCGACTGGTATTAATATTAGAAACCTACATAATATTATATTCGCCTCACCCACAAAGAGTAGAGTCAGAAGTTTACAGTCTATTGGTCGAGGTCTTCGTCTAGGCGATAACAAAGAGAAAGCCTTTCTGTATGACATAGCTGATGATCTGCGGTATGGCTCCTATACAAACTTTACGCTCAAGCATTACGAGGAAAGAATGAAAATGTATTCAGAAGAAAAGTTCAAAGTCAAGATTCAGAACGTGAGTCTGTAATGACTACACCTATTAGAGAGAATATCAAGTACATCCGCCTTCGTAACAACGAAGAAGTTATTGCGGAGATGACTACTACAGAAGATACAGTAGAAATGCATCAGCCAGTATTGTTGATGGTAGTATCTATGTATGAGGAAGGTAGGCAGATGCTCAACTTCAGGGAATACTTGCCACCGACTATCGTCAAGGAACAGAAGCTAGTGCTTCCCAAGAGCGAAGTGCTCTATGTACTGGATATTAAGGACGAGTTTGCTGATCAGTATACTGAGATGTGTGTATACTTGTTCGAGGAAGTGGAAGAGCGTAAGACACCAAAGAAAAAGGTTGATGCTTCAGAGGCAGCGGCGAAGGTAGTATCGCTAGCGGAAGCAATCTTGGAGAAGAAGGGAAAGCCTATACACTGACCCTTATCAAACACGACATAGTCTATTATACCGATATTATTGGAGTTCGTCAAATACTTATGGCTAGAAGAAATTATATTGATAATGAAAAGTTTTTGTCTGAAATGGTTGCATACAAGAAGGATGTGAAGCAAGCTGCCAAGGCTGGTGAGAAGAAACCTCGCCTGCCTGAGTATGTGGGTGAGTGCTTTATGAAGATTGCTGAGAACCTTTCTCACAAGCCTAACTTCCTTTCGTATACGTTTAGAGACGAGATGATCGCAGATGCTATTGAGAACTGCGTGATGTATGCAGATAACTTTGATCCTGCCAAGTCCAGTAATCCATTTGCTTACTTCACGCAAATAGTTTATTATGCATTCCTACGAAGGATTCAACGCGAGAAGAAGCAACTGTACGTCAAGTACAAGTCGACTGAGATTGTTGGCGTCACTGACGAGTTCGATCAACTTGAAGGTGAAGATGGAATCAACAGACAGTTCGAGATGTATGAGAACATCTCTGAGTTTATTGAAAACTTTGAGACTGCTCGCAAGGTTAAGACCAAGCCTAAACTGAACCTTGAAAAACTGTTCGAGGAATAAATGAAGATCTGAAATACGTATTTGTATAAATAGAGGTGCAGGTCGCGATATGGGGATATCCACCTGCTCTAACACTGTAAAGGAGTGCCAGCATGTCTATTTATACATACAATTTCGCCAAAAATATGTGCGAAATCTTAGAAGTTGAGTTTGATCAAACTCAACAGCACATAAGCGACCAGGAACTAGATATAGTCCCAGAAGATTCTATAATCGGCGCTACAGATTATGTTTCTGGCATGGTTTGGATCACTAATGGTGAAGAGGATACATATATTGATCCAAAAGACTCACTTCCTTCAGGATGGAGATATGGTAGAAGTGTAAACCACATGGCACACATCAATCCAGAAAAATGGTCTGCAATTTGTAGTGAGAGCTCCCATAGACAATGGGAGAACAATTCCCAGAGGAAAAAATCTCTATCTAATAGAATGCAGAAATATTGGAAAGAAAATTATTCATCAATGGTTGAAACCGCAAGAAAAAACGGCAATCATGGGCTGGCTGGTAAATTAAGCAGTCGCGCTTTACTTATAGACTATAATGGAGTAGAATACTATGGCTGGCGTGAGTTGCAAGAAGCGACTGGCGTCACCAAGCACTTGTATAAAAAGTATTATTTACATGGGATCGATCCAACATCTAGAATTGGTGCTGATGGTCCTGCTTCTAAAACTAACAATGGACTAGTCCATAAAGGAGGGTCATCTTGAAAATTGTAATTCTTGGTGACACACACTTTCGGTATGAGGAATGACAGTGTAGTCTTCCACGATCTGTATAAGAAGTTCTATACTGAAACCTTCATACCGTATCTGACTGAGAACAACATTGAGGTTGTTGTGCAACTTGGCGATCTGTTTGATCGTAGGAAGTACATCAACTTCAACAGTCTGAAGCTCGCCAAGGATTACTTCTTCAGCCCTATTGAAGATCTAGGCATTACACTGCATACGTTGCTAGGTAATCATGATGTGTTCTACAAGAACACACTAGAGGTAAATTCCTCTGGGCTTCTGCTAGAAGCGTATAACAATATACAGATATACAACAAGCCAGTCACAGTAAACTTTGATGGGCTATTGAGCTTCGATATCATTCCTTGGATCTGTGATGACAACCTGCAAGAGTGCATGGACTTTATCAACAACTCTAAGTCCGAGTTCTGCTTCGGTCACTTTGAGATTGAAGGTTACGAGATGGATCGTGGCAATATTTGCCATGAAGGTTTAGACGTAAAGAAGCTAGCTCGTTACGAACTAGTCATGTCTGGTCACTTTCATCATCGTTCTAGCAAAGGCAATATTCTGTATGTTGGAACACCAGGTGAAATGACCTGGTCAGACTACGATGATCCTCGCGGCTTTCATGTGTTCGATACAGAAACCAGAGAGATTAAGTTCATTGAGAACCCACACACCATCTTCCGCAAGGTAGTGTATGACGATACGAACATGTTCCTCGACTCTATTCCTGATGAGATGTTTGAACAGTACAAGAATAAGTATGTCAAGGTTGTTGTGTCTGCCAAGACTAACCCATTCTTGTTCGAGACTTATATTGATAAGCTGCTCAAGGCGCAGCCAATAGATGTAAGCGTTGTCGAGGACTTTACTGAAACAGTCTCTGAAGACTATCAGATTGACCAGGCTGATGATACGACTACGATCCTAGAAAAGTATGTTGACTCTATGGAGATTGACTTGAATAAAGACAAACTAAAGAGTATAATCAAAGAACTATACACTGAGGCGTTGTCAATCGAATGATCGTCTTTGAGCAAATCAAATGGAAGAACTTCCTGTCCACTGGCAACAACTGGACTATAGTACATCTCAACAAGAATCCCACCACACTCATTGTGGGTGAGAATGGTGCTGGTAAGTCTACGATCCTAGACGCTTTGACGTTCGCTCTGTTCGGCAAGCCTTATCGTAACATCAACAAGCCACAGTTGATGAACTCAATCAACAACAAAGATTGCATGGTGGAACTGCGGTTTACCATAGGCGATCGTCGCTACATCCTCTCTAGAGGTATGAAGCCAAATGTGTTTGAGATCTATGTAGATTGCGTACTACTGAACCAAGATGCATCCAGCAAAGACTACCAGGAAATGCTGGAGAAAACAATCATCAAGATGAACTACAAGTCGTTTACTCAGATTGTTATTCTTGGTAGTGCGTCATTTACGCCCTTCATGCAACTGTCTGCTGCAGATCGTAGAGCGGTCATTGAAGACCTGCTAGACATTCAGATATTCACTAACATGAATCTATTAGTCAAGGAGAAACTCTCCTCGCTGAAGACTCAGATGAGTGAGTTGAAGATCAAGCTTGACTCCGTGAAGGAAAAGATTGATTTACACAAGTCTCACATAGATGAGATGAAGCGCAACAATCAAGAGGCCATAGAAAAGAAGCAAGCTCAGATTCTTGAGCATCAGAACAGTCTAACTGAACTTGAGAACAACAAGCAGAGCCTAGAAGCTGAACTCGTTGCCCTAGTTGCCAAACTAGATGGATCAGAGGACGCGCAGGAAAAGAAGCAAAAGCTTCTGGCCTATGAGGTCAAGATTGACACTAACAAGAGCAAGCTAGAGAAAGAGATTCGCTTCTACAACGATAACGATAACTGCCCAACCTGTAAGCAGAATATCTCACCGACATACAAGACTACAATGCTCAGTGAGTGTAATAAGACCATGGATGAGTATAACTATGGTCTAGAAAAGCTCAAGGAACAAAAGAATGCCATTCTACAGAGAATCTCTAACTATAGAGCCATTGAAGAAGCCATCTCTAGCGTTGAGGCTAATGTTAGCACTACTAGAGTCAGCATATCACACACCAAGAAGTATGTTAGAGTTCTTGAGGATGAGATTGAAACTCTAGGCAATACCAAGGCTATCAGCACCAATACTAAAGAACAGTCTGAGAAGCTGGTTGAAGAACTGACGACGATTGTCGCTCAGCGTAAGTCTGCATCTGAGGAGAAGCAGTACTATGACATTGCTTCGGTATTGTTAAAGGATGGCGGTATCAAGGCCAAGATCGTAAAGCAGTACCTGCCGATTATTAATAAAATGGTAAACAAGTATCTGGCTAGCATGGACTTCTTTGTCAACTTTAACATTGATGAAGAGTTCAAGGAAACGATCAAGTCTCGTCATCGTGATGACTTCAGCTATGAGTCATTCTCAGAAGGTGAGAAGCAGAAGATCGACTTGTCGTTGTTGCTCACATGGCGCGCAGTTGCTCGTATGAAGAACAGCGTCAATACAAACCTTCTGATTCTAGACGAGACGTTTGACTCATCACTGGACAACAAGGGTACTGATAGTTTGTTACAGATCCTATATACTTTGCCAGAGAATACAAACGTGTTTGTGATCACACATAAGGATCAGCTACATGATAAGTTCTCGCACTCGCTGCGATTTGAAAAGAGACAAAACTTCTCGAGGATAGTATGAGCAAGAAAATTAAGTTTGTTAATGGTAACATGATTGAGTATGAGATTCATAATCTTGT